CAATCCGTGACGCAGCAGGATCTTTTAAGAACATGTCAATATTTTGACAAAATTATTATTAATGATTCTGATGTTTTGGCCAATCTTCAATTACATTCAGAAAATCATGATCTTCCCTTAAATAAGGAAATCAATTCTGATTATTTGAAACAATTATTTGGTTTAGCAGCTGATACTTTTAGCTATCTTGGTCTATGTAGTAAGACTGTCTTTACTCCTAATAAGAGTGATATTCGTCCATCTACTATTCAGAATTTGGTGTCTAAAACTACTTCTAAGCCAGCTTATTTGTCACATCCAAAGGTAGATATTCTCAAAAAGAATTTATCTAAGTGTGGAATTAATACTCCATATATTCCTTATAATGAGGTGGATAGAGCAGTCAATGAATATAAACAGAAATTGATGACTAATCCAATTGAACCTCTTCGTAGAGTTTTGACCTATGAAGAATCTATTGGTGGAAATGATGTCAGTGCTTATGTTGCTGGCTTAACTCGTTCAACTTCTCCTGGTTATCCATGGGTTTTTAATAAAACCAGTGGTATGCCTGGTAAAACAACTTGGTTTGGCAATTCTGAGTATATTTTCGATGAAGATATTAAAAACAGAGTTGAAAGACTAGAGAAGTTGGCCAAACAGGGAATTCGTGTTCCATTTATTTGGACTGACACTCTTAAAGATGAAAGGAGGCCTATTGCTAAAGTAGACGAACTTAAAACTCGTGTATTTGCAGCTGGACCTATGGACTATCTTATTTTGTTCAGGATGTATTTTCTTGGATTCATGGCTAATGCTATGGAAAATAGAATTACTAACGAACAATCGATAGGAACCAATCCTTTCTCTTCTGACTGGACTAGAACAGCTAAGAAATTATCTCGTTTTGGTGATAAGGTCTTTGCTGGTGATTTTTCAACCTTTGATGGTACTCTCAACTCTTGCATTATGTCAAGATTTGTAGATGTTATCAACGATTGGTATGATGATTCAGAAGAAAATAGAACTCTTAGAAGAGTTTTGTTTTTGGATATTTATAATTCCAATCACCTTTGTAAGAATATATTTTATTCTTGCACACACTCCCAACCTAGTGGTAATCCAATTACCACTGTATTGAATTCTTTCTATAATTCTGTCTCAATGCGCATCGCTTTTTATCGATGTGCTAAGAAGGCTGGAATTAAAAAGATTATCTTCGATGATTGCGTCTCAATGGTCTCCTATGGAGACGATAATGTGATTAATTTTCGAAGTGATATTGTTGATTGGTTCAATCAAAATGAGGTTACTGAGGCTTATGCTACTTTCGGTATGGTTTATACTGATGAAGCTAAGTCCGGTAACATCATCCCTTTTAAGACTCTCGGTGAGGTCGCTTATCTTAAGCGTTCTTTCCGGTATCTTAATGGCCATTGGTTTGCACCTTTGGATTTAGGCACATGTTTAGAAATGTGTAACTGGATTCGAGATTGCCCAAATCATGAAGCCGCAACCTGCGAAAATATTGAAAACGCTTGTCGCGAACTTTCCATTCATGGAAAGGACGTATTTGATGAGTGGAGC